CCTTCTTTTCCCCTGTACGCATGAGGTGTCGTTTTTGACCTGGCCCCCGGCGCTCTCCCAGGCGTTCGCCCGGCGCCCCCGGACCCTGTCGAAGCTCCGAAGGAGCCGGATCATCCACATCCTCGGCGCTCCGGGGGCCGGGAAATCCACGTTTGCGGCTGCGCTGGCCGACCGTCTGGGGCTGCCGGTGTTCGGGATCGACGCCGAGCGCATCGGGCTGCTGCGACCCGGCGAGTCCTGGCCCCGCGACGACGTACGGTCCTGGTGCAACCTGGAAGACCGAATCAACGACGCCGGGCGCTGCATCGTCGAGACGAGCGGCCTGCACGGTAATGACGTGCTGCTGCTGACCGGGCGGCGGGTGCTGCGGGTGCTCTGCGTGGCCGACCGGGCGGTCAGAGAGCGGCGGTTGCAGGCCCGGACCGTCGAAGGGTACCCGCTGGTCGGGGACCAGGCCGACTACGTCGCCCGGCTGCTGAGAATACCGTCGTCATCGGTCCGGGCCGACGTCACGGTGGACACGACGCGGCCGGGCGGCCTGGCCGGTGACGTCGAGCGGGTCGCCGTGCTGGCCGGGCCGTTCCTGGCTGGAGAGTGACCGTGGCACCCGTCCCGAAGCCCCGAGAAACCCGCCAGCGGTGGGCCAAACGGCCGGAAATCGGCCTGGTCCGGGTCGATCCGGCCGACAAGCCGGTCATTCCGGTGCCCCCGGCCGGGCTGCTGAAGAAAACGCGCGACCGCTGGCGGGACTACTGGCTGTCGCCGGTCAGCAAGGCCGTCGATCTCGGCGCGGACGGCGGGCGGCTGGAGCGGTGGATCAGGGCGGTTGACGAGTGGCACCGGGCCGGCGAGGCGTTCCGGAAGGCCAGGGTCGTCAAGGGCAGCATGTCCCAGCCGGTTTTGAACCCGCTGGCGGCGTACCTGGCGACGCTGGAAGCGACGATCAGCCGGGCCGAGCAGGAGCTGGGGCTGACGCCGATGTCGCGGGCCAAGCTCGGCATCGTGATCGGACAGGAAGCGTTGACGGCAGACGCCATCAACAGATCGTTGGGCAGGCATGACGACCGCGACCCCCACCACGACGCCATCGACGCCGAATGGACCGAAGCGTAGGAGCCAAGGGGCTAGGGTCTGCCGCTTCATCGAGCAGTACTGCTGCTTCACCAACGGCGAGTGGATCGGCCAGCCGTTCCGCTTGCAGCCCTGGCAGCGGCGCATCATCTACGAGCTCTTCGAGGTCGGGGACGACGACCTCCGGCGCTACCGCTGGGGGCTGATCGGCGTCCCGAAGAAGAACGGCAAGACGGAACTGGCAGCAGCGCTGGCGCTCTACTTCCTGCTCGGCGACGACGAGCCGTCGCCGCTAGTGGTCTGCGCGGCGGCATCCGACGAGCAGGCCGATTTGGTCTACGGCGCGGCCAAGACGATGGTGACGATGTCGCCCACCCTCTCCCAGATCTGCACGCCGTTCGACAAGGAGATCCTGGTCCCGTCGAAGCCCGGCGCCAAGCTCCAGCGGGTCGCGGCGGTGGCCGGCACCAACGACGGGAAGAATATCCACGCCGTGATCTGCGACGAGTTGCACGAGTGGCAGGGCGACAAGGGCGAGAAGGTCTGGAATGTCCTCACCAACGGCACCGGCGCTCGTCGGCAGCCGATGGTGCTACAGATCACGACGGCGGGGTACGACCTGGAAACCGTCTGCGGCAGGCAGTACGAGTATGGCAAGCGCGTTCGAAGTGGGGAAGTGGCCGATCCTCGCTACTACTTTCACTGGACGGAGGCGCCCGAGGCATGTGACCACCGCGACCCCGCGATGTGGCAGGCTGCCAATCCGTCCTTCGGGACGCTGGTACATCCTGCGTTCTTCGAGGATCAGCTCTCCAAGAAGACGGAATCGGTCTTCCGGCGCTACTTCCTGAACCAGTGGGTGGCCGGCGCCGACCTCTGGCTGCCGTACGGGGCATGGGACGCCTGCAAGGACGACACGCTCACGCTGGATGAGCGGCTGCCGCTGTTCGTCGGCATCGACATCGCGCTCCGCAACGACTCGACGGCCGTCGTCTGCGCCCAGCGGCAGGGCGAGCGCACGATCGTCCGCGCGAAGGTCTGGGAGAACCCGTACCCCGAGGACGACGCGCGCCATGCCGAGTGGAAGTTGAACCTGTTCGAAGTCGAGGACTACCTGAAACAACTACGGGCGCGGTTCCCGGCCCCAGCCACCACGATTGACGACGTGGTGATGCCCGGCCCGGAGTTCTGTTACGACCCGGCCTACTTCGAGCGGTCGGCCCAGGTACTGAGCGGCGACGGGCTGGCGATGGTGGAATATCCTCAGCACGATTCTCGGATGATCCCGGCCAGCCAGCGCCTCTACCAGCTGGTCGTCGAGGGCAAGATCGCCCACGACGGCGATCCGGCCTTGAAGCGGCACGTCGAGAACGCGACCGCCGACCAGAAACAGCGCGGCTGGCGATTGAGCAAGCCGAAGGGCAGCCGGCGCAAGATCGACGCCGCGATTGCGCTGGCGATCGCGGCGCACCGCGCGCAGACGGACGCGCCGGCACTGGTGCCGAGCATTTACGAAAGCCGGGGGGTGCTGACGCTATGACTGGACAGATCATCGGGGCGCTGCTCTGTTGGGCCGGGCTGCACCACCTCCGGTACGAGATGACCCGCGTCGGGGAGCGCGTCACTTGCCGACGCTGCCAGGTGACGCGCTCCCTACGCGGGGTCAACGTCCGATGATTGACGACGCGCTCGTGATTGGCGGGCTGCTGCTGGCGCTGGCGTTCGTCGCGCTGATCGACTGGCGGCTGGTCGGGGTCGTGGCCGGGCTGACGGTCGCCATCGTCGGGTTTGTGAGGGCCGGTTAGTGGGGATCGTTTCACGGCTGCTGGCGCGGGGCGAACGGCGCAACCTATCGCTGACGGACCCGTCCGGCTGGCGGTCCGCGTTCTCGCTGGCCGTCTCGACGTCCGGGCGCGAGATCACGCCGATGAGCGCCATGCAGTCGGTGGCCGTCTTCGCCTGCGTGCGCGTGCTCGCGGAGTCGATCGGCACGCTGCCGCTCATCACCTACAAGCGACTCGACCCGAGGGGCAAGGAACGCGCCCAGCAGCACCCGCTTTACCGCGTGCTCCACGACCGCCCGAACCCGGAGATGACGTCGGTCGAGCTTCGCGAGTGCATCGTCGGCCACCTGGCGCTGCGCGGCAACGCCTACCTCGAGATCGTGCGCGACGGCAACGCGATGGTCCGCGAGTTGTGGCCGCTGCGCCCGGACATGATGCGCGTGGTGCGCGAGCGCGACGACCTGGCCTACTACTACACCCGCAACGGCGTCGAGCGGCCGGTGGACCCGTCCACCATCTGCCACATCCGGGGCATCAGCGGCGACGGCGTGCATGGCTACAGCCCGATCGCGCTGGCTAGAGACGCGGTCGGCCTGACGCTGGCGACCGAGGAATACGGCGCCCGCTGGTTCTCCGGCGGCGCCCGGCCCGGCGGCGTCCTCCAGACGCAGGGCACGCTCTCCCAGGAGGCCGCCGACCGGCTGCGCGACTCGTGGAACAGCGCCCACCAGGGGCTGGATGCGTCGCACCGCGTGGCCGTGCTGGAAGAGGGCGTCACCTGGCAGCAGATCGGCATCGCCCCCGAGGATTCGCAGTTCTTGGAGACGCGCCGCTTCCAGACCACCGAGATCGCGAGGCTGTTCCGGGTGCCGCCGCACATGGTGCAAGACCTCGAGCGGGCGACGTTCACCAACATCGAGCACCAGTCGCTGGACTTCGTCGTCCACACCCTGCGCCCGTGGCTGGTGCGGATCGAGCAGGCGTTCCTGCGCGACCTGTTCAACGGCCCGCTGGACCGCGACTACTACGCGGAGTTTTTGGTGGACGGCCTGCTGCGCGGCGACCTGGACAGCCGCTACCGGGCCTACGCCACCGGCCGGAATTGGGGCTGGCTCTCGGCCAACGACATCCGCGAGATCGAGAACATGAACCCGCTTCCGGAGAACGGGGACATCTACCTCCAGCCGCTCAACATGGTTGAGGCCGGCGCGACGACGGAAGAGCAGGATGAGCAGGAGCAGGACGTCGGCACCCAGAACCAGCCCCGCGCGCTGGCCCGGTCGGAGTCGCGGGCCAGCGGCAGCGCCGAGAGCCGCCGCCGATTGGCCGGGCAGTTCAAGCGCCTCTTCGTGGAGATGGCCGGGCGGCTGGCGCGGCGCGAGGCCGCCGAAGTCAAGCAGGCGGCCGAGTTGCACCTGAACCGGCGCGACCTGGTCAGCTTCCGCAACTGGCTGCGCGAGTATTACGAGGCGTGGCCGGGCGTGGCGGCGCGGACGGCGCTACCGACGATCATAGCCTACGCCGAGGCGGTGCTGACCGACGCGGCGGCCGAGATCGACTCCGACGACCCGATGCTGTCGGACCTGTCCGAGTTCCTGAACCTGTACGCCGAGAAGTTCGGCGGCCATTGGGCGCAGAAGTCGCTCGGCCAGGTCGAGGCGGTGCTGCGCGACGCCGAAGCCGAGGACGCCGACCAGTTGACGGCGGTGACGACGCGGCTGGACGAGTGGACCGAAAAGCGGCCCGACAAGGTCGGCGCGTTGGAAGTCGTGATGTTGGCCGGGGCGCTTTCCGCGGCCCGCTGGCGTCGCGGCGGCGTGACGAAGATTCGCTGGGTGGCCAGCGGCCGTAATTGCGCGTTCTGCTCGCGCCTGAACGGCAAGATCATCGGCATCGAGCAGGTTTTTGCCAACGAGGGCGACGAGATCGAGGGCGCCCCGGATCAGCCGAAGCTGAAGGTCCGGCGCAAGACCAAACACCCGCCCATCCACAGATCTTGCGACTGCGGACTGCGACCTGAAAGGGGGTGATCGGATGCGCGAAGAACGAACCGTGCCGCTGACCGTGGAGGTCCGGGCGGCAGACGACGGCGGCGGCCCGATCATCGCCGGCCATGCGGCCGTCTTCAACAGCCCCAGCCATGATCTCGGGGGCTTCCGCGAGTACATCCTGCCGGGCGCGTTCAAGCGTACGCTGAAGAACAGCCGGGACATCCCGTCGTTCTTCAACCACGACCCGCACTACGTGTTGGGGCGCACCGGCAACAAGACGCTGACGCTGGCCGAAGACCTCGAGGGGCTGGCGTTCCAGGTACGGCCGCCGGAAACGGCGTGGGCGCGCGATCTGCTCGTCTCGATGCGGCGCGGCGACATCTCGGGCGCGTCCTTCACCTTCCGCGTGATCCGCGACCAGTGGGACAAGGACACGGACGGGATGCCGAAGCGGTCGATATCCGAGATTGAGTTGTACGAGGCCGGCCCCGTCTCGATGCCGGCCTACCCGGCGGCCGACGCCAACGTCCGCGCGCTGTTCGGCATGGCCGGGCTTGACGCGGAGGCCATCGCGGCGGTGCTGCGTCGCCGCTCGCTGGGGCTTGACCTGACCGACGAGGACCGCGAGTTGATCGCGTCGCAGGCGTCGGCCATCCAGACCATCCTGCCGCCTATCGAGGTTCCGAGCGACCCGGTCCAGGCTGACCACTCGCTCGACGCCCGGCGACGGCGACTAGCACTGCTGGCGCTGCTCTAAGCCAGCGCAGACCGACCAGACCAGCGGCCCGCCGATCAGGCGGGCCGTTTGCATTGGAGCGCATCCGATGAAGCGATCCCAGCAACTCCGGCAGCAACGGGCCGGGCTGATCGACCAGGGGGCCGCGATCCTCGACGCGGCGACGCAGGCCAGCCGCGCGCTGACCGCCGAGGAATCGGCCCAGCACGACGGCCTGCTGACGCAGATCGAGGCCATGAACGCCGAGATCGCGCGGGCCGAGCGGCAGGAAGCCCTCGACGCCGAGTCGCGGGCGATCCCCCGCCCGGCGGCGGCGCGCGATGCCGATCCCGTCTCCGAGGGCGACGCCGAGACGGCCGCCGCTCGGATGTTCTACACCCGGCGCTTCAAGGACGTGCCGGCCGGCGCCGAGCAGATCGCCAGGGAGTTGTACCGCGAGGACTACTCCGCGCTGGCGCTCCGCAAGCACCAGGGCTACAACCGTTACCTCCGCTCGGGCCGCATCGAGGACGAGCAGCTGGCGCGAACGCTGCTGCTGACCCCGACCCAGATCGTCAACGCCTGCGCGTCCGGCGTCACGGTCGCGGAGATCCGCGCCACCATGATCGAGGGCGACGACACGCTCGGCGGCTACCTGGCCCCCGAAGACGTCCGGATGGACCTGATCGAGCGGCTGCCCGGCCTGACCGCCGTGCGCCCGCGCGCCAACGTCATTACCACCAGCCGCGACCGGGTCAGCTTCCCGAGGGTCACCGGCGGCGGCAACCAGTACACCGGCGCGGTCCGCGTGACCTGGGTGGACGAGACGCCGACCAGCACCGAGGCCGCGACCAATGCGACCTTCGGGCAGATCGCGATCCCGATCCATACCGTGATGGCGCACATCGACGTCTCGCGCAACCTGCTGGAGGACAGCGCGATCGACCTGGCCGGCTACCTGAACCGCGAGTTCACGTCGGCGTCGGCCATTGACGAGGACACGCAGTTCCTCGCCAGCCCCGGGGCCGGGACGCCGCAGGGCGTGCTGGTCAACAACACGACCGGCGGGCCGAACAACGCCGACGTGACGACCGTCAACAGCGGCAGCGCGGCGGCGCTGACGGCAGACGGCATCATCGCCGTGCCGTACGGGCTGCCGGGCCAGTACCGCCAATCGCTGACGGCGGCCTGGGTGATGGCCAAGGCGACCAGCCTGGCCATCCGGCAACTCAAGGACGGCGCCGGCCGCTACCTCTGGGCGAACGACGCCGACCCGCTGACCGGCCGCAAGATGCCGAGCATTGAGGGCTACCCGGTCGCGGAGTCGGAGTCGATGCCGGCAGTCACCACCAACACCTACCCGATCATCTTCGGTGACTGGCAGGGCTACATGATCGCGGACCGCGTCGGCCTGTCGGTCGAGCGCGTCACCGACGCCACGCTCGCGAAGACGAACCTGATCTCGTTCGTGATGCGCCGCCGCCTCGGCGGTCAGGTCACGCACGGATTCAGGTTCGTCGTCCAGAAGTGCGCCGCCTAACGGCCTGACGACCGCTGCGCTCATGGGGCGGGCTTCGGCCCGCCTCTTTTCGGAGGACCGAGCCAATGCAGGGCAAGAACCTGTTCCACAACATCCAACTCTTGCACGTCAAGAACTTCACCAGCGCCGCCGCAACCGGCATCGTCGAGGCCGGCGTGGTCGACACGGCCCCGTACGAGGGCGTGCTGGCCGTCGCGCAGCTTGGGACCACCAGCACGGCCAACGGGCTGCGGGCGCTCCAGGGCACCGCGTCGGCGTCGGGCGGGCTGTCCCAGGTCTTGAACAGCTACGTCGAGGGCAACTCGACCGGCAGCATGCTCGACCTGCACCGCCCGAAGCGATACGTGCAGTTCCAGTGCATGCGCGAGGCGTCGAGCAAGCTCGGGTCGATCTTCGTCTTCGGCTACGGCGCACGGGTGATGCCGACG